AAAGCAGAAGTAGATTCCCTTAAACAACAACTAGGAAAATAAAATGACAGACTTAGTAGAAGTAACAGCAGAAGAAGTAGCTCGCCACTATGCGGCAGCTATGGATTCAGTAAACCTATTGCAAGCTGGACAACCTGAAGGCACAACTGACGAAGAATGGGCTGATACAGTAGCTCGCAATAAAGAGCATCTTAAAATTATGCTTGCTAAAGACTTTTGGACTACAGAAGACTTAGCACCACTACAAGCTGTTCTATGATTGAAAAAATCATTGCTTTTTTAAACAGTATTCCTGTGGATAAGGTTTACCATTGTCTTGGGGGTGTTGTTTTATTTGCTATCGGTCAGCTATTTGGTTATGGATTAGCATTAGCGATTATTGGTGCTATCGCTAAAGAAATTTATGATTATTTCCATCAAGACAAGCATACCCCTGATATTTGGGATGCAGTAGCGACCACTCTTGGTGGATTACTAGGTTTTGTTATTTATTTAGGTTATTAAAAAGGGTTTGCCGATTGCCCTTTCAATCGGACAATTTAGGAGAAAATAATGGGAAAACAAGAAAAGACCCCAATTACTATCGATGATGTTGAATATAAGTTCGAGGATTTAACCCCTGAACAACAACAGTTATTTAACCATTGCATTGACTTAGACCGAAAGATTGGCTCTGCTCAGTTCAATTTGGATCAATTAACTGTAGGCAAGAATGCCTTTATCACAATGCTTAAAGACTCATTAGCTAAATGACAACAGCTTTTCAGTCTAATGCCTTTCAAAACTCTGGTTTTCAGGTCGATCCTGTAACTGGGATTCTGTATGTCGTAGATGAGAATGATAGTGGTAGTTTTGTAGGACAGGTCGGTATTTCAGGGGTTCTCTCTGTTACCGACCAAGATGATTCATGCAATATCCAAGGCACAGTTGCACAGCCAAACAATATGGATATGCACGATGGCTTTACTCCTGAAGAAATCAAGAGAGCTAGAGCATTAGACAAAAAGATAGCCAAATTAGAAGCTAAGAAGCGACAGGCTATCCTTGACAAGAGATTAAAGAGAAAACAAGCCCTTAGAGACTTAGTTTCACCACCTGTTGCACAAATACAACAGGAAGAAGTAGAATCCTTATTGGAAGTTCAAGTTGGTAAACCGCCAGTTGATCTTAAAAAAGTCAATGCAAACCTTATCCGACTTGAGCAACAGAAAAAACAGTTGCTTAAAGCTGTAGAGTTAAGAATGCAAATTGCACAAGCACAGATGCAATTAGCTATTTTTGAAGCTCAGAAAAAAGCAGAAGAACAGGATGAGGAAGAATCAATACTTGCATTACTTTTGTAAATTCCTCGTCTCTACTAGGAGATTGAGATGAAGCATATTTGTCCTTTATGCCAAAGTGAATATGAAAAGCCTGAAGAAAAGGCTATGACCGACAAAGAAAAGTTCATTGAATGGTGGACTCCTACTGTTGGCAAAGAAGCAGCCGAAGCCTCATGGGAAGAAAAGCAAAAACAGCCTAAAAGAATGGCCAATATGGTTATTTCTGATATTGAAGGCTATATATCTCAGGTAGATGGCTCATGGATTGACTCTCGATCCAAACACAAAGCCCATCTAAAACAGCACAAAATGATTGAATTAGGTAATGACCCTATTACTCAGCACAAAACTGTTGAAATCGACAGAAAATCTCAAGAAGCTAGAAAGCGAGCAATTGCCGAAGCTACTTATGCAAAACTAAGATATTAACCCCAACTACTTGGAGAACAAAATGGCAGACTTAAGATCAGCATTAGAAGAAGCAATGGCTCAGGCAGAATCAGGAGAATTAGAAGCTCCTGTTGAAAAGGAGATTGAAGTTGATGAGACACCGAGAAATGAGAAAGGTCAGTTTGTTGCTAAAGAAGAGGTTGAGCAAGAGGTTGAAGAAGCCCCTGTTGCTGAGACTGAGCATCAAGAAGAGCCTGAGATTGAGGTAGAAGTTAAACCAGCTTTAGCTCGACCAACTACCTGGAAAAAAGACTATCTGCCAATTTGGGACAAGCTTACTACAGGTCAGCAATTAACCCCTGAAGAAGCTTTAAAACTAGCCGAATACTCAAATCAAAGAGAATCTGAGTATAAGAAAGGTGTATCTGCATACAAGGCAGAAGCTGACAATGCTAGAGCTTTAAGAGAAGCTATCGATCCATTTGTTCCTGAATTACAGAAGTCAGGCATTCATCCTGTTGCATGGATTAACAATTTGGGTCGTGCCCATATGATTCTTTCAAATGCACCTTATGAACAAAAAGTGCAAATGTTTAACAAATTAGCTCAAGATTATGGTATAACACTAAATAATAATGGGGAAGTGGTGCAACAACCGCAAGACCCATATACTCAGCAGTTGATGAGCCAGCTTCAGATGATGAATCAGGAAGTCAGCACAATCAAAAGCCGATATGAGCAAGAAGAGCAACAAAGGTTAATGAATGAGATTAACCGAGTAGCATCAGATGTGGATAAGTTTCCGCATTTTGAAGAGTTAAGAGAACAAATGGCTCTATTACTAGAGAAAGGTTTGGCCTCTGACCTCGAAACAGCCTATGCAAAAGCTGTGCGATTGAATGACGAAGTTTGGCAACAAGAGCAGAACCGACTTCTGCAACAAGCTAAACAAGAGCAAATCAAAGCACAGAAAGTAGCTAAGGCGAAGGCGGCTGCTGTAAGCCCTAAATCCGTTACACCTAATGGAACTGTAGGCAACTCAGGCGATAAAAAAGATAGAAGATCCATTTTGGCAGAACAAATGAGCCAATCTGATTCTCGATTTTAATTAAACTTTTTTTAAAGGAAATATCATGGCATTTGCTAACTCAGCGATTACCGATATTATCGCTACCACAATCCAAAGTCGTAGCGGTGAATTGGCAGACAACTTAACACAAAACAATGCAATCCTACAAAGATTGCAACAAAAGGGTAATATCCGTCCTTTCTCAGGCGGTAATGTAATCTTTGAAGAGATTATGTATAACGACCCTAATACAAACAATGCGAACTCATATTCTGGTTATGAAGTTCTAAATATTTCTCCTGATAGCCCAATTTCTGCTGCTCAGTATTCAATTACTCAGTATGCTGACTCTGTGACTATGTCAGGTCTAGAAATGTTGCAAAACTCAAGCAAAGAAGCAATCATCGACTTGTTAGATGGTCGTATGCAAGTTTCTGAAGCTCGTCTATTAAACCGCATCTCTGGTGACTTATACCTTGATGGTACTGGTAATGGTGGTAAGAATATTACTGGTTTGGCTGCTGCTGTTCCTGATAATCCTGCTACTGGCACTTATGGTGGTATCAATCGTGCTAACTGGACTTTCTGGAGACCAACAGTAACTACAGGTACAACAGTTACTGCTGCAAATATCCAAGGTTTGATGACAACTACAGCTATTCAATTAGTTCGTGGTACAGACAAAGCTGACCTTATCGTAGCTGACAACAATTTCTATTCATTGTATGTTCAGTCATTGCAAGCTATTCAGCGTATCACTAGCGAAGAGTCTGGTGCTGCTGGTTTCGCTTCATTGAAGTTCTATGGTGGTGGTACTTCTGCTGATGTAGTATTAGGTGGTGGTTATGGCTCACAAGCTACAAGCAACCATATGTGGTTCTTGAACACTAACTATATCTTCTTGCGTCCACACAAAGAGCGTAACTTCGTACCTATCGGTGGCGAGCGTCAAGCGATTAACCAAGATGCTATCGTTAAGCTTTATGGCTGGGCTGGTAATTTGACTTGTTCAAATCAGTTCTTGCAAGGCTTGTTGATTAACTAATTTGTGATATAGAAAAGGAAAAATATCATGGCATATTCAATTACCCCTACCGCTGGTATCGATTTAGTGAATGTTGTAAATACAAACACTAACTCTGCTGGTACTGCAATTCCTGTAAATGGCCCATTAGGTTCAGAAGTATTTGGTTCTGATGGTAAGATTTATGTATTGGGTCAAGCCAATGCTTCAATCCCTGCTTCAACTACAGCTTGCACAGTAAATGCAACAACTTTCTTGGTTACAGCTTCTGGCGGTTCTTATACTAGCCCAGCTACAGCTTTGACATCAGGTCAGTATGCTTGGTTTGCGAAGGCTTCTGTTTAATTACTAGCAAAAATTAGTAATTTCATAGAAAATAAGGGGTAACCTCAAAAGGGTTACTCCTTTTTTATTAACCCTAACTACTTAGGAGAAGTAAATGGCTATTGAATCAGATATTCAAAATGCAGACAGTCGATTGGCAGTCCAATTCTACAATCGAGCAGTAAAGAATGAACCAAAAAGTGCCGAAGCTGGCAGACCTATCTTTGAAGATAAGATTTATATCAAGATTGTTGTGCCTGGTGACAATTTAAGCGAAATTGATCGACCAATGTATAATGAAGATAAGGCAAGATTTCCAAAGCATTGGTATGACTTCCAAAATCGTCATGGAAATGATGAGGTTGTAACAGGCACTCCTGTAGAAGAATGGTCTATTTTGACCAAAGGACAGGCAGAAGAGCTAAAAGGTCTGAAATTCCGAACAATCGAGTCTATTGCTAATTGTGCAGATGTCCAATTACAAAGAATTGGCATGATTGCAGGTATGTCTCCCCATGCTTTCCGAGATAAAGCAAAGGCATTCTTAAATATTGCTCAAAGTTCAGCAGATGTCGAGAAAAGAGAGGCTGAATTAGCTGCTATCAAGGCTGAAAGCGAGAAAATTAAAGCCGAAGCTGATGCAAAACTAGCTAAGATGCAAGAACAGTTAGAAGCTTTGATGACTTTGGTAGCTGAAAAGAAGAAGCCAGGTAGAAAACCTAAAGAAGTAGAAGAAGAGTAAAAAATAGGGGGTGAAATTCCCCCACTTTTCTATTAGAATTGCTATAATTGCCCCAAATACCCTTATTACTTTGGGTGAAACTCTCCAAGTAAAGGAATATTTATGTCATCTACAATGCTAGAGCTTATTCAGGCAACCTCAAATGAGTTGGGTCTTGTAGCACCCACCTCTGTTGCTGGTAATACTTCTCAGGATGTAATCCAATTATTAGCCCTAATGAACAGGGTTGGATATGATTTGACTAAAGAGTATGACTGGAGAGCTTTAGAAAAGGAATACCGATTCTATACCCAAGCAGTTAGCACTACAGGCGATGTAGTCAATGGCTCTTATGACCTTATAAATGTAGCCAATACCACAGGAATTGTTGCTAATAAATGGATGGTTACAGGCACAGGCATTCCACAGGATTGCTATGTCGTAGCTGTTAATGGTTCTACAGTAACCCTAAATCAACCTGCTAATGCTGATGCTATTGGCACAAACCTTACTTTTGGTCAGACTAAGTATGATTTACCGCCTGACTATGAAACTATTACAGACCGCACACAATGGGATAAGACTAAGCATTGGGAAATGTTAGGCCCTGAAGATGCTCAACAATGGCAATGGTTAAAGTCTGGTTATATTTCAACTGGCCCTCGCATTCGATGGAGAATCTTAGGTCAATATTTCAATATTTGGCCGATTATGAATACCCAAGAGTATTTAGGCTATGAATATCGATCAAAAGGATGGGCACAATCATCTTCAGGAGTAGTCAAGAATAGTTTTACTGCTGACACAGACACTACTTTCTTTGATGACCAAGTCATGATTTTGGGCACAAAGCTCAAGATGTGGCAGATTAAAGGCTTTGATACAACTTCATTGCAACAAGAATTTGACCGCTATTTGTCTGTAGCTAAGGCTAATGACAAGGGTTCTGCAACTCTTAGCTTTGCTCCATATCCATCTAAGGTTCTTATTGGTTATGCCAATATACCAGATACTGGATACGGATCTTAATCATGGCAATAGCACAAAGAAGAAATGCTGTAACCGCTAGTATTCCAGCTCCTATTGGTGGTTGGAATGCTAGAGATTCCCTAGCTAATATGGATTCTATGGATGCAGTTCAAATGGTGAACTTCTTTCCTACTCCATCCGATATTACCCTTAGAAAAGGCTATAGAAAGATTTCTACAGGCATTACAGGGCAAGTCCAAAGCTTGATGAATTATGCAGGTGTAAGCTCTCAAACCCTATTTGCTGCTGCTGGCACTAAGATTTATGATACTTCTACAAGCACAGCGACTCAAAAGGTTACAGGCTTATCTAATGCTAAATTTCAGCATATCAATATGTCCACTACTGGCGGTCATTTCTTAGTAGCTTGTAATGGTGCTGATCCTGTTCAGATTTATGATGGCACAAATTGGTTTACTGTAGCTACAACTGAAACTGCTCAAACAATTAGCTCAATTACTCATATTGGTGCGGTTGCAACTCTTACAACTGCTTCTGCTCATGGCTTGGCAACAGGCAATCGAGTAGTTATTACAGGGGCTGTTGAGGCTGCTTACAATGGTACTTATGTCATTACAGTAACAGGAACAACTACCTTTACTTATACAATGGCTTCAACTCCTAGTGCGAATGCTTCAGTAGTTGGCACTTATACAGTTTTAGGTATTACAGGGGTCAATTCAAATACCTTTATCAATGTCAATCTATTTAAAAACAGGCTTTATTTCACTCAAAAAGATACCCTTAAATGCTGGTATTTGCCTGTTAATTCTATTGGTGGAACTGCAAGCCCATTAGATTTTGGTGGTATTGCTCGTAATGGTGGCTATTTACAGGCTATGGGTACTTGGACACTAGATGCTGGTCAAGGTGCGGATGATTATGCAGTATTTGTCACTAATATGGGAGAAATCATTGTTTACAATGGCACAAACCCTGACTCAGCCGATACCTGGGCATTAAAAGGTGTTTGGCAACTAGGTCAAACCTTTTCTAGAAGATGCTTTTTTAAATGGTCTGGTGACCTTTTATTGCTTACTCAAGATGGTTTAGTGCCTCTTGCTTCAGCTTTGCAGTCTAGCCGATTAGACCCAAGGGTAAACCTAACAGACAAGATTTTCTATGCAGTTAGTGTGGCTGCTAGTTCATTCTCTACCTTATTTGGTTGGCAAATTAACTATTATGCAGGTCAGAATATGCTGATTTTGAGCATTCCAACTGATACAGGAATGCAACAGTATGTCATGCACACAATTACTAAATCATGGGCTAATTTTCAAAATATAGAAGCTTATTGTTGGGAAGTCCACAATGAGGATATGTATTTTGGCGGTAATGGCTATGTCGCTAAGTTTTGGGATACTTATGCTGATGCAGGTAATAATATCAATGCTACTGTGCAACAAGCCTATAACTACTTTGACTCTAGGGGTCAGCAAAAGCGATTCACAATGGTTCGACCAATATTGCTTACAGACAATGGAGTTCCTGGTGTATATGTCGCATTAAATACAGACTATCAAACTCAGAACCAATTAGGTCAGGTGCAATTCAGCCCTTCAGCTTATGCTGTGGGTGTTTGGGATTCTTCCTTATGGGATCAAGCGGTTTGGGGTGGTACTTTGACAGTTAATAAAGATTGGCAAGGTGTTACTGGCATTGGATATTGTGGAAGTATTAGTATGAATATTGCCTCTCAAGGGATTGATGTCCATTGGGCATCTACAGACTTTGTGATGGAAAGAGGTGGAGTGATTTAATGCGGAGAGTCACTACTGAAAACCAAGAATATATGAGAGCTTGGCTTTCAAGAATGGTTCAGATTGACTTTCCAAATAATGCTAGGTTTATCGGACAAGAAATAGATGGAGAAATACAAGCGGTAGTCGGTTATTGTGGGTTTTTGCCAAATTCTTGCCAAATGCACTGTGCATCTTTGGTGGATAACTGGATTTCTAAAGATTTATTATGGGCATCTTTTGATTACCCCTTTAATAAATTAGGAGTCAAGGTTATACTAGCACCATTGCATTCTGGTAATAAAGAAGCAATAAGACTTAACCGACACCTTGGTTTTGAAGTAAAAGCTGAAATTGAGCATGGTCATATGGATGGTGACCTAACAATTATGGCAATGAAAAAGGAGCAATGCAGATGGTTGACCATCTCTGCTCCATTGAACAAAGGAGAGTAGCATGGGCGGTCAAGGACTTATGGGAAATGTAGCAGGAACAGGAGCATCTGTTCCACAGCCTACTTATGGGCAACAGCCTATGGGCACTAATGATGGATTAAATCCATTTACAACAAGTGTTTTAGCTAATCTTCAAAATGATCCAAGCCACAATGCTGGGCTAGATTCTTTTCCATCTTTGTCAAATTTTGGTAATCCAACAGGCTATGGTTCGGGTTTAACTGCTGCACAGCATGGTCAGATTGACATGGGCAATGGCAACTTTATGCCTACTAATCTTGGAGGTGGTTCTAATCCACTAGCGGCAGGTTTTGGTACAGGTACAACATTACCAGCAGAAGTAAACCCCAATTACAGGCCTAGTAGCGTAAATTATTTAAGTAATAATCAAAATACAGGCTATGGTTCAAGTTTAACTGCAGCACAACATGGTGTAATTGACATGGGTAATGGCAATCTAATGTCTACTAATTTAGGTGGCGGTGCTTACCCATTTGCAGGAGGTTTTGGTACAGGTACAACATTGCCTGAAGGTGTAAACCCAAACTATAGACCTAGTAGTGTTAATTATATTGGCGATAATGTTAGCTCTACCAATCAAAACACAGGATATAATTCTGGTTTAACTGCTGCACAGCATGGTCAGATTGACATGGGCAACGGCAATTTAATGGCTACTAATTTAGGTGGTGGAAGCTCTCCTTTTGCTGCTGGGGTAAATCAAAATGCTCCTCAAGGAGTTGGTCAAACCACACCAACACAAAATCCTTATGGAACTAATCCATATCAAAGTTCTACTAATCCTTTTATTCAAGCTGCTCAACAAACTCAATTCGGTAATGTCCAAGGGGCACAAGCCGCTACTGCTGCTAACCGAGTAAATCAAACAACTCCATTCGGTAGCTTAACTTACACACAAACTGGTGTAGATGCTAATGGCAACCCAGTATGGTCTGCTAATCAATCATTTGCTCCTGAAGTTGCAGGAACTATGTCGAATATTTCTAATCAAATTAGCAGAAATATTGGACAAGGTTTCAACCCTAATTTACCATCTACAGGCATCAATCCTGGCGAATCTTATTCTGATGCAATTATGAGAAGATTACAGCCAATTCAAGAAAGGGCACAAAAAGCTCTTGATGCTCAGTTGGCTAACCAAGGGATTATGCCTGGTTCTGAGGCTTATAACCAAGCTAAGACTTTGCAATCTCAACAACA